CTTATCAGGTGCTTTTGGTTTGTTTTCTTCACTCATTTTTAAATTTTTAATTGTTTACAAATACTTTACTCCAATCTGTTTTCAGAGTTCCGTCAATCATCTCAGAAATTACTATTTCTTCATTACGCAAATGTTCTGGTCTAGCACCACAAGTAACTTCTTCATTAGTTTTAAAACTTAAGATAGTCTTAGTTCCTTTTCTATACATGTAACCTATAGCGTCAGCTTGAGCACATATTAATGATTTTATTTTACCAGTTAAATCAATGTTTGCTGCCATTACCATTTCACCTTTATCATCTACCACTTTGTCTTTAATATGACCAGATAAGATAATTGTGGGTGCTAATTTATCAATAAAATCTAATACTTGGAAGAATGCTTGACGGATATATAAATATCCTGCACCATTTGGTAATGTTACTACAGTATCTCCATCAAAGTTTTTACCCATTGGAGTTTCTCTGTATAACTTTATAGCTAAAGGCATAATCATATCCTCTAATGCTGTCACTGTATCAATTGTGATATAGTCATAAGGATTATTTGCTGCTCTAATTGCTTTACCAAGGTCAAGTAATTCTTGTAAAGAATTTACTTTAATTTTAAGTGCTTCTACAAAATCAGATCCATTTTCTAAATCTATAATTAGATTATTTTCAAGACCGGCATAAGCTGTTGTTTTACCTGTCTTTGGTTTAGAATAAATCACAATTCTCTTGGGATTCATTCTTTCTGCTTTAATTTTACTTGTTGGAAGTACAAAACTCATAAGTTAGATTTTGCTTTGATTATTAATTCATTTAACTCAGCATTTTTACTAATTGGTGTTAGTAAAATCATAGCTGCAAGATCTCTAAGAGTTACATCACTAAATGCTACATCCAAAGGATCAGCATTAAATGTTTTTACAGTAGGCACTGCTTCACTTATTGTAAATGAAGGTACTTCTACTTGGGGTGTTTTTTCAAGTTCTTTTTCAAAATCTGGAAATAAAGATTTTTGTTCTTTAACTGTGGGTAATGCTGCAAGTTCTTTCATTTTTTCATAAGCAGCATAAGTAATTTCTCTACCATCTTTTAATATTGCTATTAACTCTGAGGTAGCTACAGTATAAAGTACATAAGGTTCTCCTTTTGCAGAAACACCTTCTTTTGTCTCTAATTCTTCTTTGTAAAAAGGATTATATTTATACTTGAATAATTGTCTGTCTTCATTAAAAGGTATAATATCAGTTACTTTACCTTGATTATCTGTGACATTATCATAAAATTCAACATAAACATCATCTCCTTTACCAATTTCTGAATCAAAAAATTGCACTTGTCTACCATACTTACCTTTTTGGAAAAAAGCTGTCTTAATAATAAACAGTGGATCAGCAAGACCTAACTTTACAAATGTAGGCATGTGTTGCACAAAGAATTCTTTTTCTTTTTCTTTTCTAATACTCATTCTTTAATTTTTAAATGGAAACTTTTTTTGTTGCTTGTGGTGGTGTGTCTATTTCAACAATCCTCATAGTATCTCTATCAAGTTTAAAGAAACTTATTCTTGTAGTACCATTTCTAGATTTTAGAAAATGAAAGACTAATATGTCTTCATCATTAATAATAAATCTTTCTGGACCATACTGTCTAATCTTTCTAATAGAGGGTTTATTAATACCCATAACTACATCAGCATGCTGTAATAAAGCATCAGAACCATATATATCAGAATCTAATACATAATTTCCATACTCACCATCTCTTTGTCTGTCAGGAGAATCTATACTTCTGTTTAATTGACTTAGTACTACAAAGGCTACAGGATATTTCTTTTTCATCATAGTGAGAGCTTCTCCAAGAGAATTTAGCATCTCAAATTTATCTTTCTGTCCTTTACTAACTCTAAATAAAGCTGAATGATCTATACCTACTAACATGTTTGTGTAAGTGCCATTATCTTTTTTATGTTTTTCCATTTCATAATGTATAGTAGCACACATTTCATCAACAGTACATGCATCATAAACTACATTAATAAGATCATTGTTAGATGAGTTATTATAGTAATCAATACACTTATTATAGATAGCCTTATCAACAAGATTTCCACCCTTGCTCATTAATGTATTGTAATCAGAACCTGTATTCAGACTTAATTTTCTTACTCCACTGGTTTCATCAACCATTTCCATCTGGAATTTTAACACTCTAAATTTTTGGTCAGTATTGTGTTCAATAATATCACTAATTAACTGTTCCATAAATAAAGTTTTACCTGTTCCCGGTCTAGCACCAACTATGGTAATAGTTCTCCATTCTAATCCATCACAAAATGCATCATTAAATTTTGGCCATCCACTTTTAAGTGATTTTACATCACCTTGTCTTCTTGCTTTTATTTTTAAAAGAGCTTTTCTTAAAGCTTCTCTTTCACTTACAGGTAATAAAGGTGTAGCACCATTAAATAACTCAGCCATTTTATTATAGATTTAATATTAGTTTACTTTTTGCTTGATTATATAGCTCATGCAAAATACTTATAATTACTTCAATTATAAAAAATTTACCAAAAGACATCTCAACAACAAACATGTTTATTATTGTGTATCCAAATAAACTTCCAATTATAGCAATTATAATTAATGCTCCTTTTCTCATACAACTCTTTCTTTAAAATAAGATGTCCCTTCATCATCAGGATTTGTTTTAATTAATTCACAATAGTTTGCTAATTCAGATTCAATAGACCTATCTATTTTCTGTTTTTTTATAAAATATTGAGATGTCATCATGTACTTATAGTTACTTATACTATATTCATCTACATATTTTTCTGTAGCTTTTATAATAACTTCCCAATCATAATTATAATTTTCAAAAAACCACTTAAAAGCAACTTCAAGATTTTTAATATTTACTCTAGCATATTTTCCAGAGGGTAGTTTTCTATTAGGAAATATTTCTACATACTCCTGGAGCTTACTTGTGTAATCTTTACCTATTAAATCAGTGGTTGTTTTTTTCTTGGTTTTCTTAAAGAAACTGTTAATTTTTTCCATAAAGATAATACTTTTTGCTGTAAGAGACAAGTCTTCTTTAAGCCAACCATCATTTTGTAATCTTGTACATTCAAGCTGTTTATTTACATAAGAAGCCGGAATTATGTCCTCCTTAATACAATGTAAAACATAGTATGTATTTGGAGTAATATTCATTTCTTTAAGTTTATCAAATATTTCTGTCATTACCAATTTATTGAAAAGTTAAATTGTCTTTCAAGTATTTCTTTAGTTTTAACAAATATATTATCAGAGTCCCATCTTGACTGTTTAGCATAAGCTGCACTAGCAGGATGACTAATCATAAACTTATAATTATCTTCACTAATCATATCAGTCCATTCTTGAGCTTGTTTACCCATGTAGATATACACAAGTCCTGTTTGTTTACAGTTTAAATGATCAAATAGATATGCTAGTAATGGTTTCCATATTACATAGTGCTCACCAATCTTACCTACTGTAGTAGTTAAAGCTGTATTAAGCATTAATAATCCTTGGTTAGACCATCTAGTTAAATCTGGATCTAAAGTTCCAGGATGTCCGTTATATACAGTTCTATTAATCTCATCAAGCATAAAACTTAAACTTGGCTGTAACTCTTTTGTATTACCACAACTAAAAGCTATTCCATCTGCTACGTCAATCCTTGGATAAGGATCTTGTCCTACTATAACTACTTTAAGTTCACCATAAGGACATTCTTCAAAAGCTCTAAAGACTTGTTTTAAAGGTGGAGTAAATCTTTTACCTTCATTAGATAACCTTACTAACTCCATTAAAATGTTGTCAAAGTCTCCGCTAAATATAAAAGGTTTAAGAATTGCAGCCCAACCAGAAGCTTCTAATTTATTAAACAATTTTTGTTTAATCTCTTCTAAATCTATTTTTTCATTCATATTTTTATTTATTTTTGTTAAAAACTTAAACCAATGGCAATCAAAGTAAAAGAGTTAAAAGATGATGCAATAATTACTGTCAAAGTAAACAAAGTATTTTATTTAATGACTAAATCTGTATTACTTCATTTATTTAAAACAATTGACTCACCAGATAAAGAACAATATATAAAAGATGCAATGACTAAAGAATATAAAGATCTTGATGAAGCTCAAAGATCTTTTTACACTATTGGTCTTTTACTTGCTGAAATAGAGAAAGAAGCAAAAAGTAATCAACTATATGAAGAAAAAGAAATTCTTCAACCTGGAGACGAAGGATATGTAGAACCTA